TCACTAATACTAAATGAATTTGTAGTAGAGTCACTTTTTATTATTGTATTTCCTAATGAAATAGTTTGTCCTGACAAATATAAATCTTTCCATCTTTGAGTATCGCTACCCAAATCATAAACAATATTTGAAGATGGAATAATATTTCCCGAAACTATTGTATTGGTATTAAGATCAATTTGTTGACGGTTAAAAACCGCTATTTTATTCAGAACATGGTTTTCTTTAGTACCTACAAATGCTTCATATCTATCGACTAAACGATTTGTATGTGCACCAAAAATACCAGCATTTGCATAATCATTGAATGAATAATCATTACAATTATTTGCAACAACAAGTAAATGAGCATCGTCTAATGTACTTGAAAATTTTGCAATACTTTCGTAATTAGAGGATTTAACTGATAACTTAACCTTGTCAAAGTACATATCCAATTACCTACTTCAATAAATTATTTTTATTTTTTATAAATTCAATTTTAACGAATTGGACAAACACCGCCCGCACATTCTGAAGAATAATCAAGAGAATCGTCAACAAGAATAGACGCATTATATATAGGTACAACCTTTTGTTTGAGTTCTTCATATTTTTCTTTTGTGATTTCTTCAAATGGTGCTTGTTGAAATCCATGATCATTATGAAGCAAGAATGAACATGTCTTTACGCATGTTGAATAATTTTCTTTCAACCATTTTTTAATATCATCAATTTCATTCAATCTATAATAAATCGTACATGATACTGAATTATCACTCCATTCGTTCTGTAGTGATTTAATTGTTTCCAATTGATCAATAGCACTCATATCTTTTGCAAGTTTAGATCCAATTGGATAACAGCAAGGAAATTCAATAATCATAGTGTTTTTATCATCAGAACCATCGAAGTTTCTTTGATATTCTACATGATATCCTTTTGATTTGCACAATTGAATAAGAGGATTATTTGAGGCAATTCTGATTCTTCTGATGAAATATTGGTAAATAGCAGGATGACACCCTGAAGTGACACCTGCCAACAAAGAAAGAGTTCCACTTGGTTTAACAGTGGTTAGTTTAATAGATCTAGGAATACCTCTTTTATCAGAATATTGATTATCATATTCTCTAATATATTCATATAGATCAGGCAACCAACTTTTTTGTTCTTCCGATGCCTGCATGTAACCAGTAATACCAATTCCCATTCTCATATTTTTATGAACAATTGATTCGGTTTCTTCTTGGTGACACTTCATAAGCAGGGAATGTTTACAAATTCTATAAACTGTTGTCGCAATTTCTTTCAATTCTTCAAAAGATGTTACATTAGAAAGAAAGATTTCTGCCAAACAACATGTCTCATAATTGCACAAACTTTGTTCTGCACAAGGATTGAATCCTACAACATCTGGATCGGGATATTTTTCACCATCTTGAATTCTTCCAATTTTGCGAGAAAGGTCAAGATTAATTAGACCATATGGTTCACTTGTACCATTATATCCTTCCCAAAATTCATCAGATAGTTTATCAATATCACCGCATACTACCGAATTATTTGACATACATCTCCAATTTGGAATATTTCCAGAACTCCAATCTTTTGCTTTAAGATATTCTACATCATCGCAATCTCCCAAAGCAATTAGTGCAGAATTATGTGTGAGATATCCATCACAGAAGAATTGATGATTGTTCATAACCTCAATATCATAAGTTTGCACATACTCAGTTTCAGTGCTTACCCTTTTTACTTTAGTTGGACAGTAACTAAGAGTATCATAATGAGTATCATAAATATTCATTGATACATTTTTGATTTTATCAAGACCTAGTTTAGAACTAATGATAGAATATTTGCGTCTTTTATTCAGCATTTTGAATGGGAAACCATTTGAATTCTGAACAGGCATATCTTCATAACTCTTAATAATGTCATATTTCAATACAAGAGATGCCTCCAAGATAGTATTAATAGCATGATTTGTCATCGCATTAAGTTGATATGTATTTTCTAGATTATCGTATTTCTTTCTTGTTTCGAAACCACATGAATAACACACAGTCTGTAGATTTTTTACAAAAGTTTTGTTGACATGTGTGCAAATATTGAGTGGAACTCTATTCTTTTTCAAAGTACTACAATTTTGGTTTCCATCAATTACTCCTGCAATGAAAGATAGACGAACATCAAACAATCCTGTCAAAATATATGACGGAATTTGTGCCATACCAAGAACATGTGTATTCAAATAATTATAAATTTCCAAAGAAGAACAAGATACAATATAACAATTTGTTCTCTCGTGTAGTTCAATAATAGCATCAGATACTTCGTCCGCAAATGCACACAATATATTTTTGACACGCAGTGCATATTTATATTCCTGTTTCCCAAATTTGTAGGAAAAGTACGAAGAATCACGTTTATTCTCGTATTGTTTTTTAGATTGCAAGAATCCAATAAACCACGCACAATATTCATCAAGAACAGGCACAATTACGTCTTCGCTACCAGGAAGAGAAGTCATAATTCCATCAATTCCTCTGCGAGGTGTCATAAGAATATCGTCTTTATTGAGATCCTTTGCCTGTTTCCACTCATAATCGGTGGGACTGACCGCGACTGCCATTTTATGATTAGGTGTGCATCTAAATTCTCCATCTTGTGTGAAAATCGTAATCACATCTTGTTTTCCTTGATTAAATACATTTGATACTTCTTGATATCCTCCGATGGTCAATACCTTTTCTCCTACACAGACATCTTTAATTTGTTTAAGTCCGGATTTAGTATGAACAAGACTGTCCTCGGGTAGACATCTTCTTACATTACCAGCAACAACTACTGTTGCAATAATATTAACAACGTCTAGACAATCCACACTTGACAATTTTTTGCCTCGTTTTTCTCTGAGAATTTTCTGTACATTCTCAAGACCCTTTACAAGATCTTCTGGACCGCTAGCAATGCCACCAAATCCATGAATTTTTGAACCAGCACTTCTGATGAGAACAGTAGAATATGTAAATGATTTCCCTTTGTAAAAGTACGCTTCTAGTAGTTTTTCAAGCAAAGATACCCAACCTTCTCTCGAATCGGGTACAATAAAATCAGCATCTTTTGTATCCAGTCGTGTTACAGTGATATCCGCATCAATAACAGGTGGAAGTTGTTCGACATATTTATTTTCAATACTAAATCCAACACCTGTGCCAAGCATCAATACATCGAAAATCCATAGAAAAGGTTTGATAGGACTATCAATTTTAACAAAAGCACAATTCTGCAAACTCATCAATCCAAGTTTATCTACGGTTTTCGTTCCCAATTGCCATGCAAATCTTCCAGCAACACTACATTTGAGAGACATTAGATAATAATATGCTTTTTTCAACTCCTCGTTAGTAAATCCAACACCTAGTTGATTTTGAGATGCTTTAAGAATTCGAAGAATTGTATCTCTGAATTCTTCAGTATTTCCTTCATCATCTTTGATTCTTGCATATGTTCTTTTATATGTAATGTATCCCAACATTCCCCAGGGAGTGACTACATTATCTGGAATTTTTGTAATATATCCTTCTGTATTTCTGCTTTCTTGACGTACGTGTCTATATTCAATATAATGTTTTGCTGTATCAAAATAACCGTATTTCATAAGAGAAAATTCAACTATATTCTGGATTTTTTCAATATTCACCTTTGTTTCTCCTGTTTCGTGCACAGATTTTGTAATTTCATCCACCAGTTCTTTTAGATTAGTACATGTTGTATTCGAATGAGAAAACGCAAGATTGATAACATTTTCAATTTTTTTATCATCGTATTGCTCTTCTGTATTGTCTCTTTTGATCACAAGCATCTGGTTTGAACTCATAATATGTATTATATATGTTAGGTTTATATACTTTTTATCATTTTTATATTTCTTACCAATATGGTATAAAAAAATAATATTTGGATATATATTATAGCATATAATGATTTTATCACACATTGATAAATATCAAAAAATTAAAAAATCATATATGTAGAATGACAACAACTTTTAAAAATGTTCCTGACGAAATACACAGCAAAATTCTTGATACTTATCTAGAATCACCATCTATTGATTTCAAAACATTAAAAAAGATGACACTAATAAGTAAATCCAATAACTTATTTATAACCGACAAATTGAATTTTTTGAAAAATCCAAATGTTCAATATTTTTGTAAATTGCAACACATAGATAACATTCTTTTGATAGTTAAAAGAAGTGCATTTGATCTTGAAAAATTAAGTAAAATTCTTACATATGTATTTGAAAGCGATTTCAAAGATAAAAGAAATATAGACAAACTTGTAAAAATGTGCAAAGTGTCTTTTCCAGAATCAATAAAATATGATTTTGTCAATAACACATTCATTATATTTCAACTTTTGAAACATGCCATTAAAAAAAATAAATCCGCAGTAGTTGTTGAAAATAACTCAATGTATATAGAACCTTTTGATAAAATAATTGATAATATCCTTTTTCAATTCTTTGATGATTTATATACATACAAAAATAAAACTTCTCCTAATAAAAATATTCAATCAATTCTGACAGATGAAAGTTTTACATCTGAAAACATAGACTATTCGTGGCATGTTATCGGATTTAATTTGTATTACTTTTATGAAAAGTATAGATTGTTACAGGAAAATAAAATGCTTACCAAAAAAGACTTCAAAGATATTCAAAAATATATTTTTTCAACAAATCATGAAATATCAAAAAATTCAATCAAGTATATAACACAACAAGAATATCAAAATTATTTGAATAAAAACAGCACCTATGTATTTGGTTTTATAATATCAGAAATGATCAAACAAAAATTGATTCATATGGACGATAGAATTAAGTTACAGTATGAAGATAACGATGGTGAAACAATTAAAAGATATGAACAGGTAGCAAAAATATACGAATATTTCAATAATTTGTAAGATCTATTATTTTTTTGAAATTAAATTGTTCATATTCTTTAGGAAATATAATGAAACTTGTAAAAAAGAAGGTTTCTAAAAAAGATAAAATAACAAATCTTAAACACAAACAAAAGTCAACAGGAGGTGTGATCGGTCGTGTTTATGATAGTAAAAAAAATCAATACAATTTTGTAAAAAACGAAATTCCTTATCAACCAAATGCAGGTTTTGTCATCGATAACAAATGGAAGACAAGAGACAAATCAAGTTCTAAAATATTAGATACATCAATAACGAGTCCGCTAAAAGATATTGAAGAAGATACTCCAGCAAGTATTGATGAAGACAGAGATATTGACGAAAGAAACAGTGATGATGATAAATATATTATAGAAAGTGTCGCACCGTCTATGACATTACCAAAACTGATAGCACTAAGACGTGATTACTTTGCACATTTTTTTGAAAATGTGCAAAAAATATACAATGACATATCTGAATTTCATAAAGACAAATCCTGTATATATACTACACTCTATTTCAAACGTTTGAAAGACAATAAAAAAAATTTAGAACAAAATCTTGAAAACACTATAAAATTAATGACAGTTAATGGTGGAGGTTTTTTCAAAAATCCTTTCAAAAATATTTTCAAAGGAAATAAGGAAGAAAATCCCGACAAAAGAGTAGATATAGACAAATACAAAAAAAAATTAAGAGAATTCTGGTTTCAAATGAAGAAATTAGAAAAAGATACAGATCTGTTTTATTCAAAATTAATGTCTGATACAGACGACCCTTATTTTGAAAGAGATTTGAATAATATCAATAATTCCTTGAAGAATATTTTGCCAGAATTACAAAAATTCAGAATCGATTTATTGCATTATACTGCTAGAAACTATTTGTTGTCTATCTCACTAAAAGGATACAATAAACAACTTGAATTAATGCAAAATTGTTTTTCTGGACAATACACTCAAGAATTAATAGAATCAAATTTTTCTAGGAAAAACTTTGCCGGTTGGGCACCAGGAAGAATAACAAAATATTTCAATCAAGAACGAATTTACGATGAATATTATGATGGACCGCTCGGAGGTGATAGTTCCTCCTCAAAAAACGATTGTCCAGATGGTAAAATAGAAAATCCTATTACAAAACGATGCATAACTATTAATGGTAAAATATACAAAGACTTAGTAAAACAGGGAGTGTTGCAACCTATTGAACAACAAAATAAAGAATCATCTAATCAACAAAAAAGGGATTGCAAGGAAGACGAACAAATCAATCCTTTAACTAAGAGATGTTTAAAAATAGGGTCATATCTTTGGAAAAAATTGGTGAAAGAAGGTATTATAAAGGTAAATGATGCTGAAAAAAGTAACTCCAACAAAAAAAGTTCAAGTCGTGACAAATCCATAGGAAAAAACAAAAAACAATGTAATAATCATTCTACGTTTTTAATGTTTGAAGATATTGATAATGTCAAAGAAGATGATCTCATTAAAACACAAAACGGTTATTGTTTTTCAGCAACAGAATTGATGGATTTCATTAATTCAAATGAATTTAAAAATATCAATCCACACAATCCTCAATTGGAACTTTTAACTGAAAAAGAAATTGATGTTGTTTTGAAAAATCATCCAAAACTCCTAGATAAAATTCGTAAGTACTTTCAAGATAAAATGAAACAACAAGATGATAAAAAGAAGATTTTTGAACAGACAATTGATATTCTTTACGCAGTTGGTAATACTGGAAGAATTTGTTACTTCAATAATTTATTTTCTACGGAAGAAAATGATTCTTCTGTCTTTCAAAGATCAATCCAATCGCTACAAGAATTATCAGAAAAAATTGAAACACTTCCACAGAAACAAAAATCTGCATATGATTATGTTATATCTTTGATAGAATCCTCAAATAATGGCGAAATGTGTATCCATGGAACTGGTTTGAGATTCATAAGTTTTTTTATTAGATCTTTTAATATCACTGATGTGAAATACAACCCAAATGAAACAGGGTTATATTTCACAAAGGTCGATGACTCTATACTTTTTTATAGTAATGAACACAGATTTACATTCACAGCAAAACAACTGAAAATGATTTTTGGAATGAACCTGGGAAATTTTTATGATTTAGTCCAAAATGTTAAAAAAGATATGATTACAAAACAAATGGAAAAAAGCGAATTATATGACAATGTGTGCGAATATGATTCATTCATGGTAACCGAAGATGCATTAGACAAATGGCAAGAATTACCAGACTGGAGAAAAATAAGATTTAATCAAAAATATTGCTTTGATATTTTTTATCTCATCAAGATCATGACAGATAATTTAAACAATACTAAAAACAATAATCCTTATCCCAAATTTCCAACAAATCCATTTACACAAAAACATTTTGAAATTCAAGAAATAGAGCATCTTTATTTCTTAACAAAAGACAACTTCCTTGATATGAATCCTCCATTGAATATTTTTTTCAAAAATTCCGAATTATGGAAAAACACAAGAAATTGGTCAGAAAAATTTATTGAAAAGATGGAAAAAGAGAAAAGATTTGTGAGACTGCTAAACTTTGTTGGTAACGAGTTACATTGTCACGGAATGTGGCATAATAAAAATCGCCCAATGAGTTCTTCTGAAAAAAAAATAATCGAATTCTTGAACGGATTACGATCAATACAAAGTTTGAGAGAGTTACCAACTGAAACAGTTCCTGAAAAATACTATTACAGAATGAAACATTTTGTAGCAAATGATACAATATTTGAAGTTTAAGTATTTTATTTTTTGTATTTTTGATTATATCAATTAATAGTTTTTTTATAAATATCAAGAAATTTGTTGAGATATAATACTCCGTCCATTAATTCTTCTTTAAGATGTTGTAGATAATCAATATCGATTAAATCTGTTCTGTCAAGAGTCTTGCCATATTTTCTTTTTCCGATTTCTGCTCTTTCCAAAAATTCATTAATCGTTTTTTTTACAATACTATCGGTGTTTGAAATTTTATTGTTATAATCCATTATGATATTTAAAATTGAAATATGTTTTAAGTCAATTTGTGATAACATATGATTCAAAGAATTTTGTTTAGTGAAAATAGATAATGCCAAAAAGATCACTTGAAACAAGTTCACCAGAAAAAACATTAAACAGAGCATTAGATAGAACACCAAACAACAAAAGAAGACGCAAATTGGAAAAAATATATTCCGATCTTCGCTTTATCATATCAAATATTAAAATGAATTCGAATAATATTCAAATATTATACCATATAAAACAATTTGTACAAAATGATAATGAAAATGATGATTTTTTCCTTATAACACTTTTACTAAGGTTTCTGTTAGAAATAAAGAATGCGTATGAAAGAATCAAGAATAAACATATATCTGATATCAAAAATGATACAGATGTGATTTTAATTAATAAAATTCGTATGATTTCTCAACTAATGCAGGAAGGTACTATAGATCAGACATTAATCATAAAAGAAAATAATCGTCACTTTTCGAAACTCAACGATAAAGAATATAACGATTATATTGTAAAAAAAATATCCTCATCTGGTGTCGAAATTGAATTCAGTGCAATGAAAATAATGGAAATAGCATACAATAAATTGATGGATATTCAAGAAAAATATGGTATTGAAGATATATTTGATGAATTAGAGAGAAAAACACAACATTCGTCTTTGAATAAATCTTTAGATAAAAGTTCTCCTCGAAATACAAACTTAACAATTCAACAATTGGCAGGTAACACAGAAAACAAACCAAAATATTATAAAACAAAAATGATAAATAATGTTTCAAAGAGAATTTTCAAAATAAAAGGAGATTCAAAACAATATATTAAGAAAAACCATCATTTTATAACAATAACAGAATATAAAAATTCTTTGAAAGAAAAACTACAAGGAAAAAATAAAAAACAAAAAGGTATTCATTAAATAGAAATGACAAGTAAATCATCAACAATTAAAACCAATCAATCACCGCTGAGGCGATCAACCAGAATATCGTCACAATCGTCGTCATTGCCTGTATCAACAACAAGATCGCCAAATGTATCATCTACAAGAAATATAATATCATCGTTTCAGAACGAAACATTTTTTAAAAATCGCATCAAAAAACTGAATTTCAAAGATGTTGTATTTCCTGATTATATGACCATAAATGACATACGATATATTTTAAAACATTCTCAAAATATTTCAAGTAATGTGGAAGTAGACAAAACTCCGCATTTTCCCATTGTGTCTAAATTTGATTTAAAAAACAGAAAATATTCAGAAGAAATACCAGACGGTTCTTTTCAAGATTTCATTAAGAAAAATGACACAGATTTCATTCTACTGAGAAATATGTTACAACAAATATTGATATCAATTCTTACATTACATCATTTTGGTATTAGAAAAAAAAGTTTTACCGATATTGATTTGGATCAACTAACATTTCACCACACAAATAATAAATTATCAGACAAAAAATATTTTTGTTACAAGATATTTGGAATAGAATATTATATACAAGATTGTGGATTCTTGTGGGTATTTTCTGCAACTGATGAAATTGAAGATAATCAATATAAAAAAAGTTTACAAAAAATATACGAAGAAGATGAAGAAGATTTTGAAGATGAGTATCAGAACCTTCTTCATTTCTTAATCGAAAAAACAAAACAAAATCAAATAAAAAATGAAAAATTTAAAGATCTTTTGAAATCATTATATTCGAAAAAACGTGATGTTGTTGATTCCCTTGAAAGTGAAGTATCCTTCTTTCAAAGTTTATTACAAAATCGAAAATTATTTAACCAACCACATAGTGTAAATCAAAATAACCTATCTAATTCAAAACCATATACTATTTGTAAAACAAAATTAACATTTATTTCCTGATAAGATCAAAGTTTTCAATGAAATATTTTATCACATTTTTTAATCCATCTTGAAGTTCTGTAAAAGTAAAATCTGGAAAATATTGTTTCAATTCCGAATCTGTTGTTGTTTTTTTATATTGTCCATCTGAATATGTATCATCAAAAACAATATTTCCATCATACTCAAAATTGTTTTTGATTGTTTCAATCAAAGTTTTGATGGATACTTCTGACTTTTCTGGTGGACTAACAATGCACGATATTTCATTTTTATCTGTTTCAAAATCTATGAATCTTAGAATCACGCGCGAGAAATCATCCACATATAAAAACTGTCGCAAAGCATTACCTGTTCCAAATACAATCAAATCTTTTTTTTCGTTTTTGGCATTAAACGTCTTGTGTATTAAACCAGGAATAACATGCGAAGATTTAATATTATAATTATCATATTCTCCGTACAAGTTTGTTGGAGTCAAATTAATTACACTTATTTTTGAATCATTCTGACAACTTTCAGATAATAAATACCCAGTTAAATGCAATATACGTTTAGAATAAGCATAACCTATATTAGATTCGTGAGGCAGACCATTGTGTAATTGATCACTTGTAAGCGGATACGATATTCCTTTTTCTGGAAAAATACATGTTGATAAACAACTTATTAATCGCTTAATACCAAAACGACTACATGCATCAACAACATTTGTATTTATACGTAAGTTATCAATGAGATATGAATAATTTTTTGACATATTTTCATAAACACCACCTACACAACTTGCAAGGTGTATAACAATATCTGGTTTGTATTTTGCGAATATTTCATCGACATTCGAAATTTCTCTCAAATCTCCATCTTTTCGCGATAAAAAGACAAATTCATGATTAGATTTCGACATTTTTGTAATTCTTTGTAACGAATGTCCTACCAGTCCATATCCACCTGTAACTAACACTTTCATATACTTCATGCTTACGTTAAACTTTTAAGTAGAATTAATTTTTTTATAATTTTATGCTTAAAAGATAATATATATTTGATTATAATATGAGATCAGTAAATCAATTTAAATTGTTGCTACTTTTTACCTTATATCATATATCGTATTCGTTTTTCAATACGAAACCACTTTTATTAAAAAGATTTACAAATCGACACTATACGTGTCTCAAATGTAGCAATTCTAAACAAAATGACAACCTGGATACAAATTGTACAAGAAATGTACCAATATCAAAACCAATACCTATTCCAGGAATTTCATTTGACGATCTTTTTTTGAATTGGAATATGGTAAATCGTATATTTTTATCATCAAATCGCGATAGAATAGTATTATTATATGGAAATGATAAAAAGGGAGTATATTATATAGATTATTCCCAATTAAAAAAAATAGAATACTTGATATCACTTACATCAGCATCAGTAAGTATAGTACCTGTTTGTAATTTAGATAATCCGTGGTTTTATCTATATTGTAGTCCACCTTTGAAGAAAATTGAAGAAATATATGAAATGGAAGAAGTAGATGGAAATGATGATGATCATGACGATTTCGATAATGGTTATGGGTTTGGTTTTGGTATTGGAATGTAAAAAGGGGGTCATAATGTTTCAAATTCAAGTGCTGAATTCTTTATCAATTCTTTTATTTTTGCAAGAACATCATTATACCTTTGATTATCAGATTTATTATAGACAATGAACAACTTATTCCGTATATGTTCATACTTTTCAATATCATTTATTTCATTTAACAATTGTATTTCATTGTTATCACAATACATAAGAAGCACTTCAGTATTGTCTTTCATAAGATTAGTAGATAATAGTCCTATATCTTTTTCTTGCCAACAATTGTCTTCCATCACTTGACATTTATTATCATTTGAATATTTAATATTATTATTCTCTGGAAAGTTTTTGTCAAAGTGTTTCTTTTTAATATACAAAGGAACTGTATTAGTTCCAGATTGTAATATTTTCATAATTTCTTTATTTGATATGTGATCTATTCTTTCTGACCCAAAATTGTTGACAATAATATTATTATAGTTATTCATTGTTTGAACGTTTTGTGTATTGTTTGTTATGTTGTTGTTATTTGTTATGTTTTGAATATTTGGTGTTCGAGCATGTATAATACTTCTTGCCTTGCATTTATCGGCTTTGATATGTCTTGATTTATGATGTCTATTTGAAAAAGAAATCATACATCTAGGACAAGTAAGACTATCTACCTTATTACATATTTTTTCATGATTATACAAATGCCTTGTAGTTTTATAAATCTTATTACATTTTGAACAAGATAAAACACATAGGGTAACATTTTGTACTTTTGGGGTAACATTTTGTACTTTTGGGGTAACATTTTGTACTTTTGGGGTAACATTTTGTACATGTTGTAAATAATTATTATTTTCAAAAATTTCGTCTTTGTGTTTAGCATTCTGATGTCTAATAAGGTTACATTTTATGTCAGTTTTATAATCACAAAAACAACATTTAGTGTAAGGGAACGGCATTTTTATCACTATACTACATATGTGTTACTTTTTTATTTATCTTTTTATATCTTTTTTAGACCATAAAAAGATAAATTTATCACCTCTCTCCCCCCTTTGTGTTTCTAGATTCTTGAAAAACTTCTTTTTTTCTTAGTTTTCAAATTCAAGTACAGAATTCTTTATTAATTCTTTTATTTTTGCAAGAACATCATTATACCTTTGATTATCAGATTTATTATAGACAATAAACAACTTATTCCGTATATGTTCGTACTTTTCAATGTCATCTATTTCATTTAACAATTGTATTTCATTGTTGTCACAATACATAAGAAGTACTTCGGTATTATCTTTCATAAGATTAGTAGATAATAGTCCTATATCTTTTTCTTGCCAACAATTGTCTTCCATCACTTGACATTTATTATCATTTGAATATTTAATATTATTATTCTCTGGAAAGTTTTTGTCAAAGTGTTTCTTTTTAATATACAAAGGAACTGTATTAGTTCCAGATTGTAATATTTTCATAATTTCTTCATGAGAAATATGATCTATTCTTTCGGATCCAAAATTGTTGATAATAAAATTGTTTTGAATATTATTATTTTGAATATTATTGGTTGTGTTGTTATTGGTTATATTCAGAATATTTGGTGTCCGAGCATGCATTATACTTCGTGCCTTGCATTTATTGGCTTTGATATGTCTTGATTTTGCTTGTTTTGTTGTAAAAGATATCATACATTTAGGGCATGTTAAGTTATCAACTTTGTTACAAACTTTTTCATGATTATGTAAATGTTTTAATGTTTTGTAAACCTTATTACATTTTGAACAAAGAATTTTTTTTGGGTTGACTTTTTGTTCATTTGGGTTGACTTTTTGTTCATTTGGGTTGACTTTTTGTTCATTTGGGTTGACTTTTTGTTCATTTGGGTTGACTTTTTGTTCATATTTTGAAAAATCGTTATTATTGATATTTTGGTCTTTGTGTTTAGCATTTTGGTGTCTTATAAGATTACATTTTACATCAGTTTTATAATCACAAAAACTACATTTAGTGTAAGGGAATGGCATTTTTATCACTATACTACATATATGGTACTTTTTTATTTATCTTTTTATATCTTTTTTAGACCATAAAAAGATAAATTTATCACCTCTCTCCCCCCCAGGCGTTTCTAGATTCTTAAAAAACTTCTTTTTTTCTTAGTCTCTTAATCAACACATTTAACATCAATTTTTCTATCAACATTGATAAAAATTGAAATACAAATATGAAAAAGAACAGAAAAGAATTATGCAAAAACGCGTCAAAGGAAAAAATTAATGTTTCTCAATTAAATTCACGTGGTTTCTTAAAGAATCGCGCACGCGACAAACAGACCATGTCTTCTCGACGAACAAATCCCCCAAGGGCAGCGCGTTCACCTGCACCAAGAGACGAAACAGATGAAAGCGACGGACAAGAATCAGATCTTTCCTACGCTTCTGATGATTCACCATTCTTCTCTCCGTCTGAAAATCAAAGGGGGTGCCCAACATGTCGCGAGATTCCAACAGATTTCCTCCGTCTGTATCCAGATTCATTCAAGTGCCCAATTTGTCTTACAGAAGAGGTACTAAATGTCTTTGCATTTGTTCCATGTGGACATTGCATTTGTGGACATTGTAAAAACATGTGGATTCCATGCAATACACCATCCCCTCTTGCTGATATGGCAAATCTGAATATTTCCAATACAAGTAATAATCAGGGAGCAGCAAGTGGTCGCCGAGGAAGACCATTGATGTCTCCTCACGAAAGAAGCGCTGCTTCTACAAGACAGAGAAAGAATATAATACTTACATCAATCGAAAATTGGCAGTTCAACAACGGTATCATACTTGATACAATCTTTTACTGTGATATTCCAGAAACATTTCAATCTCCGGACGGAGAACCAAGAGAAGTATTCAGGGCAAGACTGACAGATGCTATGAATACGGAAGAAAACGGCGATTTTGGTTATGAACATAATTCTTGGGTGTACGCATTGCTTCGGGTTTCTGTACATTTTCAAGGAGATAATCCATTGGAATGTGTTAATTATACAATTACAATTCCTTCTGGATGTTTCAATCTTTCATTGACTATGCCTCTCGTCAAAGGATTGAAAGATAAGGACGTTATTCTATGTGCTTATCTTGAAGCAGAAAGTGGAAATATTGAAGTTGGTGAACTTCCTTCACAAAACGAACGTACAAGTTACTTCACCGACAATATTTTAACAAGTAACGAATCTATCGTTCGGTCTGGCGAAGAACTTGTGGATGTTGCTGATTTTTTTAGATGAAATTTTGATGATTACAAATTTTTTTGTTTGAAGTCAATAAAAATAAAAAGTCAAATAAATACTGTAAATTATCATTTCTTAGTTTTGGGTTTAGGTTTATTGCATCTTCCTGTGACTTTATTGCATTCTTTTTTAATAGCATTACAATCTTTTTTGCATTTCTTTCCTTGAGGAGATGGAGACTTGTAAAGATTTTTTTTCTTCATCATTTCTTTGTAGTTTTTGAGTTGCATAAATTTTCCATTATGTTTTACATATTCTACTTTCTTGGTACCTTCGCTTGATTTTTTTACTTTTAAATAAACTTTTCTTTCAACGTTTCCAACTTTTTCTTTACGAACAAACGAGTAAAGTTTCTCATCTCTTTTTTTCTTTTGTTGTTCATACGCAGCCTGATTCCTTAATAATTCCATCTTTCTATATTTATAAAAGATAATTTCAAACGCAGTAAAATAATTTTTCTTCGAAAGAAAGAATCTGTGCAAATCATTACATGTAGTTGGAGTTGTTAGATGAACTGCTAGATGAACTACTAGATGAACTGCTAGATGAACTGCTAGATGAACTGCTAGATGAACTGCTATCAGCAATAACAATTATGTTATTACTAGAACAATTCGATACTAGTATATTCGCAAATATCATAATATAAACTAACACACGTTTAACATTCATATTTCTTATAATATAAGAATATAAATCTTATATGTTTATAAATAGTACATTTCTAATAATTTTGATAAAATATTATAATTAAATAAAAAATTCAAAAAAAACAACGAAATGTACCATTTGTATTTAATTTTTTATTGAGTTCATTAGAGAACAGTGCTTATAAGGTTCATAATGTTTTGTTATATGTTTATCTTGTATGGTTCCATTGCAACGAATTCTTGAAAAATTGAATTTTACCTTTCGAATATTCAACTTGTTTTGCCCAATCAATATGTCTCCTAATATTGTTTCTGAATGTAAAGGTTTCTTTTTACTCATATTCAACAAACTCAAAAAGATATCTCCG